AGATATAGAAGTAGGTGATACTTTATTGGTTCATCATAATGTTTTTAAATTTTATAATGATATGTATGGTAATACAAAAAGTGGTAAAAGTTTTTTTAAAGAAAATATGTTTTTTGTAGAAAACGATCAATTCTTTTTATATAAAAAGAAAGATAAATGGAAAGCTCATGGTAAATATTGTTTTATAAAGCCAGTTGAAAAAAAGAATCATTTTTAGATAAACATTCAAAATATGAACCTTTAATTGGAATTGTAAAATACATTAATAATCAATTAATAGAATTAGGAGTTAAGGAGGGAGATGAAGTAGTATTTGAACCCGAAAGTGAATATGAATTTAAAGTTGATGATGAATTATTATATCGTATGTTAACTCCTAATATAACAATTATATTAAATGACTAATAAAGAATTAAAATTACAAATTATTGAAGCAGGCGAAAAAGCTGTTAAACAATTGGTTAGAGTTGCAAAAGAAGATATTATCAAATATGACGCAGAAGATGCATTAGCGGCTGACAGATTAAAAAATGCAGCAGCAACAAAAAAACTTTGTATTATGGATGCTTTTGAAATTTTAAAAAAAATAGAAGAAGAAAAAAATTTATTAGAAGGAATAACAATTGACACTAAAACTAATACCGTTAAAGGATTTGCAGAATCAAGATCAAAATAGTATATTTAAAATAATAAAAAATTATATTCCTAAAAATGTTTTAGTAAATAAAAATAAAGCTAAAACATGGAAATACGGATATGATGAAAAATATAAAATTATTATTATATCTCGTGATGGAACTTTAGGGGAAATATATGAGATAAGCAATGTTATTATTGGTTTACCAAAAACTCCTGTTAAATTTAATAATAAAAAAGAAAAAAAAGAAAATCAAGTTTGGAATCCATCACTACAGCCTAAACCTTTAAAAAGAATATCTTCTATATTTCAATGGAACGAAATGCCTTTAGATTTTAAAAATTCTTGGGTTGATTATATAGAAAAAGAATTTGATAAAAGAGAACAGGGAGATTGGTTTTTAAATAATGGACTACCTACATATATAACAGGAACACATTATATGTATTTACAATGGACTAAAATTGATGTTGGGCATCCTGATTTTAGAGAAGCAAATAGAATATTTTATATTTTTTGGGAAGCCTGTAAGGCTGATAAAAGAAGTTTTGGAATGTGTTATTTAAAAATAAGAAGATCAGGCTTTTCATTTATGAGTTCTTGTGAAGGGGTTAATCAAGCTACAATTACACGTGATGCAAGAATTGGGATACTTTCTAAAACAGGAGCTGATGCAAAAAAAATGTTTACAGACAAGGTTGTTCCTATATCTAACAATTACCCATTCTTTTTAAACCCATACAAGATGGTATGGATAAGCCAAAAACAGAATTAGCCTACAGAGTTCCTGCATCAAAGATTACTAAAAAAAATATGTATGTAACTGATGATGATGAAGATTTAGAAGGATTAGATACTACTATAGATTGGAAGAACACATCAGACAACTCTTATGATGGAGAAAAATTACAATATTTATTACATGATGAAAGTGGAAAGTGGGAAAGACCAGAAAATATATTAAATAATTGGCGTGTAACTAAAACTTGTTTACGATTAGGAAGTAAAATAATTGGTAAATGCATGATGGGTTCAACCTCAAACTCTTTAGATAAAGGTGGTAAGAATTTTAAAAAATTATTTGAAGATTCTAACGCAAAAAAAAGAAATCAAAATGGACAAACTAAATCAGGCTTATATAATTTATTTATCCCTATGGAATGGAATTTTGAAGGGTATATTGATAAATATGGTATGCCTGTTTTATTTACGCCTGTTAAAACTATTATAGGTATAGATGGTGAAAATATTAACATTGGAGCAATAGACTATTGGAGAAATGAAGTAGATTCATTATCTAATGATTCTGATGCTTTAAATGAATTTTACAGACAATTCCCAAGAACACAGTCACACGCATTTAGAGACGAAAGCAAACAGTCATTATTTAATTTAACTAAAATTTACCAGCAAATTGATTACAATGACTCTTTAATTTTAGGACAACATATTACTAAAGATTCTTTTTCTTGGGAGAATGGAGTTAAAGACACTAAAGTAATATTTAGTCCAAATAAAAGTGGAAGATTTTTAGTATCTTGGACTCCGAATAAGAATTTGCAAAACAGAGTTTTTTTAAAGCAAGGGATTAAATATCCTGGAAATGACCATATTGGTTCTTTTGGTTGTGATTCAAATGATATATCAGGTGTTGTTGTTGGTAAAGGTTCTAATGGTGCATTACATGGAATGACTAAGTTTAATATGGACGAAGCTCCAAGTAATGAATTTTTTTTAGAATATATTGCAAGACCACAGACAGCTGAGATATTTTTTGAAGAAGTTTTAATGGCTTGCGTATTTTATGGGATGCCAATTTTATGTGAAAATAATAAACCAAGATTATTGTACCATTTTAAAAACAGAGGTTATAGAGGTTTTTGTATGAATAGACCAGATAAAAGATTTAATAAATTATCAAAAACAGAAAGAGAGTTAGGAGGTATTCCAAATTCTTCTGAAGACGTTAAACAGTCTCACGCTTCTGCAATAGAATCTTTTATAGAAAAACACATAGGTTTAGATTTAAATGAAACTTTTAGAGAAAATGATTTGATGGGAACAATGCCTTTTCAAAACACATTAGAGGACTGGGCAAAATTTGATATAAGTAATAGAACAAAATTTGATGCAGCTATTAGTTCAGGTTTAGCTATTATGGCAAATCAAAAACACCTTTACACACCTACTAAAGAAAAATCAAAAATAAGTGTTAACTTTGCGAGATATAACAATGAGAGTTCTATTAGCCAAATAATAAGATAAATGAAAGGAATTACAATAGACATAAAATCTGCTTCTTTTCCTGATCAGTTTGTTTCTGATTCACAGAAAGCTACAAAAGAATTTGGATTACAAGTTGGACAAGCGATTCAATATGAATGGTTCAGAAAAGAAGGTGTTGGTCAATGTAGGTTTTACAGTCAATGGAGAGAGTTTAATCGCTTGAGATTGTATGCACGTGGCGAACAATCTGTTGCTAAATACAAAAACGAATTAGCTGTTGATGGAGATTTGTCATATTTAAATTTAGACTGGACTCCTGTTCCTGTTATTCCAAAATTTGTAGATATAGTTGTAAACGGAATGTCTGACAGATTATTTAAAGTAAAAGCATTTGCACAAGATGCAATGTCTTCTGAAAAAAGAGGTGAGTTTCAGAATATGATAGAAAAAAATGTAATATCAAAAACTTTATTTAAACAAATAGAAAAAGACTTTGATGTTAAATTATTTAGCATGAATCCTGATGAATTACCTGAGAGTGATTTAGAAATGGAGTTGTATATGCAAATGAATTATAAACCTGCAATTGAAATTGCAAATGAAGTTGCAATTAATACTTTATTAGAAGAAAATCATTACGCACAAACTCGCAAAAGGTGTGATATGGACTTAATGACTTTAGGTATTTCAGTCGTAAAACACAACTTTCAATTAGGAAGCGGAATTATAGTAGATTATGTAGATCCTGCTAATATAGTGTATAGTTATACTGAAGGTCCGTATTTTAAAGATTGTTTTTATTGGGGTGAAATTAAAACTGTTCCAATTGGAGAAATATTAAAAATAAAGCCTGATTTAACTAATGAAGATTTAGAAGAAATATCAAAGTACAGTCAAGCATGGTATCAATATTATAATGTAGCTGCAATGTATGAAAACTCTATGTTTTATAGAGTTACCGTTACATTACTATATTTTAACTATAAAAGCACAAATACTTTTGTTTATAAAAAGAAACAAACAGCTGCTGGTAATTATAAAGTAGTTCCTAAAACAGATGAATTTAATCCGCCAGAAGAAATGATGGAGGAAGGTAATTTTGAAAAAGTAAGCAAGAAGATAGACGTTTGGTATGATGGAGTTATGGTTATGGGTACTAATATAATATTAAAATGGGAACTTGCTAAAAACATGGTCAGACCTCAATCAGCAAGTCAACACGCTATGCCTAATTATGTAGCTACTGCACCAAGAATGTATAGAGGTAATATTGAGTCTTTAGTAAGAAGAATGATACCTTTTACTGATTTAATACAAATGACTCATTTAAAATTACAACAAGTAATTTCAAGAGTTGTCCCTGATGGTGTATTTATAGACGCAGATGGATTAAACGAAGTAGATTTAGGAACTGGAAATGCGTATAACCCTGAGGACGCATTACGTTTATATTTTCAAACAGGTAGTGTTATTGGTAGAAGTTTCACTCAAGATGGTGAGTTTAATAATGCCAAAATACCTATTACTCAATTAACGTCTAATAGTGGGAGTGGTAAAATGCAAATGCTTATAGGTAATTATAATCATTATATGAGTATGATTAGACAAGTGACAGGATTAAATGAAGCTCGTGATGGATCTTCTCATGACCCAAATGCTTTAGTGGGAGTGCAAAAATTAGCTGCTTTAAATTCTAATACAGCAACCAGACATATTTTAGAAGGAAGTTTGTATTTAACACAAACATTAGCAGAAGCGTTATCTATTAGAACAGCTGATGTTTTAGAATATTCAGACTTTGCAGATGAATTTACTCAACAAATTGGTAAATATAATGTAGGGTTGTTAGAGGATATTAAAAACTTATATATATATGATTTTGGTATATTTATTGAGGTTTCTCC